GAGGAGATGAAAGATGATTGAATTTATAGATCAACACTTTGGTTTACTACTACTTTTTTATGTAGTAGCCGTCTTTCTATCCTTAACTAACGAACCAACAAAACCACCCGATCTTAGTTGTTGGAATGAAGATGATGATTTAAAATAATATGATGGTAGAAGTAATTAATTCTTTTGGCGAGATGAAAAACAAAAGAGCCGTAGTTTATCGCTACTTTGGTAAACTTAGGGTGGATCTTTATGAAAACTTTGAATCGATTAGAACTGAAGAACTAGATAATAAAAGTGAATCTTATGCTAATTCTTTAGCTGAGAATTGGACATTAGATATATTACAATAACTTAATGAGGAGAGAGTATGTTTGGTAGAATCAACAATTTTACTTACGATAGCGATAAATCCCCAATGCAAAACTTCAACGCCTGGCTAAGCCTAGCTGAGGACGAAAGGTTTTGGAATTAAGAAAAACCGTTTAAATACGAAGAAGCCAAAGCCGTCTTTGAACAAACTTACCAAGTAGATATAGAGCATCATGTTTGATTTCCTTTTCATCATTACAGGAATCGGAGGATTAATCTTTATGTATTTGATTGATGCCGATAAGAATAATTAAGTCTTAGATTTTATTTCTTTGATCTCAGCTTCAGCTAGCATGCCACCCGCTTTCTTACCTTCGAGCAAGGCTTGCAATCTATTCTCGACTTCGGCTCTGGACATTTGATCAATCTTGCCATATTTAACTTCCTTACGATCAACTACCAAACCCCCGACTTTCAGCAAAGAATTTTGGGCCGCTATCGCAGCATTAAAAGATCCCGACTCCAAGGCCCGATCTCTAATATCATATAAATCTTTGACTGCTCGATCTTGATTGAGCTCATACTTCTTTCTAACTTCGCCCATCAAATATTGGATTTCTTTCTTAACCTCTGGATGTTGCAACAACTTATAGGCCGACTGCCTGGCATCTTTGTAGCCCGACTTACGGGCCGCTTCAACATAACTCATTTGGGGATTATTGACTACCGTCCAGACAAAGACTCTTTGCCGTCTGTTAAGTTTCTTATCAAGCCCGAAGTATTCTATGGCCGGTTCAACTTCATCTGATAGTAGAGGTTCGAAACCTTTGTGCTCTGGGTTGCTCATATGCAGATTGTAAGGTTTGGATTTGTAGATGTAAAGAATAGAGTTTAGATTGTGAGTAGAATTACAGCCCACCTCTACTTACCTTATAAGTATCAGAACCTCGAGATTATCACAAGCATTATTACTTGGTCAAGCAAATTATGATAAATAAGTACAATTAAGGTTAGGTTCTCTGACAAAAATGAAAAAAATGATTTTATTGTCAAAAGCACTAACCATAAGACTTTGCGACGTCACGCACTTTCTGACAAAAACCGACAAAAATAAGTCGGGGCCTTGCGAGTTAGTTCAAGACCCCTCACGCAGAAATATATTTCGAGGTATTGCAACCTCATATGGAAATGAATATAGAGTAAACCATTTCTGCATGTCAGTTGTCTGTTGGCACGTTTTGGCGTCTTGGGTGTGCCACTCCCTCAATGCTGGAAATTGAAAAACCAGGGCCATGTTTCATTTACCTTATCATAAAAAGCAGGAGATTGTGTCGCTCAGGCTCTCCTGAAACCTAAGTCCGATCAAGACTTCTGCCCTATGATAAGGAGAATCAACTATCAGGCAGGCGAACAGCAACTTAACAACCGCTATCGTAAGCTGTAAAGTCTAGCTCATTTATTAAAGCGTCACACTCTAACAAAGGATTCTCAACAGAGTGTCCAGTTATATCAATATGTTCTTTATTATATTGATTGGCCAACTCTTCTTTACAATCCCAACCAGAACTAAAAGCTTTCTCGAAAGCCTCTTGTTTATTGGGATCATCTACCGTTTTATCGTAAAAATCTCTCCATAATTTTGACATTCTTCTCTCCAATAATTACTAATAGTAGACATATTATACGATCTAATGTTAAAATGCAATTACTATGGCAAGAGAGAAAGAAATAGAAATTAGAAGTTTCAACGATCTATCTGAATATGAACAGATAGAATATCAAACATATGCTGTAAGTAGTGAGTTTGTGCACTTAATAAGTATGATAAACAAACTACCGCCAGACCAAGCTAAACACATAACTGACATGTTTAGCCGTATATTAAAAAATGAACCAAAGGAAAAATGATATTACCAGAAACTTTAGAATCATACGATCACGAAGTAATAGGCGAAGCTATATACTTTCCAGATATGTCTAACAACGTCTATCATAACTGTGCCGGGATCTCTTCTTCTACTATTAGAAGGTTTGGTCAATCACAACTACACGCTCTACATGAAACTGTGGAGGACTCACACGCTTTACGTTTTGGGTCTGCGGCACACGCTTTGATTGTTGAGGGCGAATCTGTTTTCAATAAAGAAGTTGCTTGCTTATCTGGCTCGCCGTATACCCAAGCCAACAAACAGCTAAAAGCAGATTATGAAAGCAGGGGCCTAGTAGTGGTTAGTGCAGACGATAGACAGACTATCTACAATATGCGGGATAGTTTGATCCCTGAAGCTGATAAACTTCTACACCCATCAGAAAACGAATATCCACAAGTTTTTAACTACCCATATGAAAGAGCCTTATTCTGGTTTGAACGTGACTTGCTGCTTAAAGTAAAGTCTGACGTTGTTCGCTTCCCGCTGTCGGCCTTGCACGCCGAGGACAGCGTTGTGCTAGTAGACTATAAAACTACTCAGAGCTGTGAGCCACGTTCATTTATGGGGTCAGTTAAAAAATACCAATACGACTTACAGGCGGCTTGGTATAAACGAGCTTATGAAAAAGCAGGCTTCAAAGTAAATGACTTTTTGTTTGTGGCCCAAGAAAAGAAACCGCCGTATGCTTCTAAAATATTTAGAATGAAACCAGAGGACCTAGAAGCAGGATGGCTAGAGTTGGACCGACTGTTAGGAGAGTATATCAGAGTGCAAGAAGGTCGAGAGCCATCTGTCTACAATACTCCTAGTTATGTGGAGATAGAACTATGACTTGGGAGTTGATAGATGACAAATACTATAGAAAAAAACTACGGGACCTAGAATCAGAGTTGGTTTTGGTTGAAGCCAAAGTAGAGGCTATAAAGAATGAAATACACCTAACCAAGCTAGATTTAGAAAAACTAATCGGTCAAGAGGGAGCAATAGATGAGTAAAAAAAATTTATCTAAGATTATAAATACGTATGGTGTTAGAGCGTTAAACCTGTTTCAAAATCACAGCGCAAAAAGAAAACCAATCCAAATAAACGCAACCCTGCACAAAAAAATAAAAAATTATTGTGTGAAAAACGGAATAGTAATGTCCAGATTTGTAGAATATATTTTAACGAATGGGCTAAGAGAAATGACCGAACAAGAAGGAGGGACAGATGACAGCTAAAGTTTCCGCTAAATATTGGAATCTGCCGAATGAAAACGGAGAAACTATTGCAGAGAAAATGAAACTTATACGCACACAGCGTAAGATTACACAAAAAGAACTTGCCGACCTTGGGCAGGTTTGTCTAAGAACAGTGCAGGCCATAGAGGCTGGTGGCCAAGTAAGTCATAAAAGTATGGCAAAAATTATGAATGGTTTGGACCTTGATGTTGGGACTATGGCTAGTTTACAACTTGAAGTAGAAAAAAATAAGGAGTTTAATAGATTGGCTGTTGGTGGCGAAGGAAACAAATTTTTTATATCTAGATTAGAAACCCAGGCATCAAAGATGAAGGTAAGAGAGCATCTAATACAGGCCGCTAAAGCCTTAGATATAGAAGAGGCTGGGCTAAATCATTTCATAAAAGAAATGGCCAACAACTTAGGTGTAAGTTGGAAAACTTTACAGAATCTATATGACGGCAAGCATGTTTCGCACAAAGTTATGCTAAAAATAATAAAAAATTACGAGGACTGGAATGTTGGCTAATTATACAGGAGATTGAATGAAAAAAAGAGTGTCTGAAGAAACATACTTGCAAGAATTAATTAAGTTTAAAAAGGTGTTTTGTGATTCTTTTGAAAAACAGTATGACATAATCAAAACAAGAATATGTAAAACTTGCGGAAAAAAATTTTTCAAAAGACCCTTAACACCTGAAAAAAAATTTTGTAGTGATGCGTGTAAATCTAAAAATTACAGAAATAAATGTATAGAAAAATATAATAAAGAAAATGGCACAAGGTTTACTAGCTATAGATTAATCAGGAGATTGAATGAAAAGAATAACTAAAGAACAAGTATATTTTATTATTATGTCACTTATCATGTTGGGCCTGATCGTTAACAAATATGTACAGTATGGTTGTGTGATAATTTGTGGAGATTGGTATGACGACTAAAAAGAAAGATATGGTAAACAAGCCACCACACTACAATCAAGGTAGTGTCGAGTGTATAGATGCTATGGAATCTATGCTGAGTAGAGAAGAATTTATTGGATATTTACGTGGCAACAGTTTTAAATACAGGTGGCGTTGGCGTGGTAAGAACGGTCAACAAGATTTAGACAAAGCAAAATGGTATGAACATAAATTGGAGGATATATTAAATGGCTAAAAAATCATCTTTAGTAAATTCTTATCAATCTGCCACACCCGGCAGAGGCAAAAAGACATCTATTGGATCTGGTAATGTGGCGTTTGCTTCTATGAACAAAAACATGAAACGGTCCTGGAAAAAGTACCGGGGTCAAGGCAGATAAAAAAAGGCTGCCATTTCTGACAGCCTTTAATACACTATTGAAAACTTGCGTTTTCGAACCATTCGAAGAGAGTTAATGAATAGTTCTCTCAGTATAAACTACTTTCTGTAAAAAAAAAAGGGGCTTGCGCCCCTCAGCTAGCAACTACAAGGAAGGGGGTGACTTCTTAGTTGCCATGCTAACTTTAGGACTTGGCATGTTGGCATCTGTTAGATACTCGCTTATCCTAGTTTTCTCGGTTGATCTCTCTTCCCCTGTTTCATTATCTTTCCAAGAATCAGTTACTGTGTAGATACCCAGTTGTAAATTTTTATTGACTAAGGACATAACACTTTCTGGGTGTTGCTTCATGCCTATCGCCATACAAAGCTGGGTAAAGTATTTGGTTGCTATATCTCTAGCGTTGGCATCTTGGTTCCACAACCCGTAGTATTCTACGTGGTCCCAATACTTACCGTCTTCTAGTTCAAAAACTACTTTTACCGTCCAGTTGCCTGCTTTAGACTTGTACTTTTCAGCAGATATAATTTTTGCGTTATGCACACCCTTAGGTGCTGTTTCCCTATTAGGGCCTTCTCTTTCGGGTTTGGTTTCATCCCACCCGACACCATCAAAATCACTCATCAGTTTGTACCTCCTCTCTGATTATTTTATTAGTGTTAAAACCTAGTTTTGCTATGACGTTTGTTAGATTAGCCTCTTCGAAATCGTCAAGCTTACCAGACCTATCTTTTGCTGTATAACCATGACCAACATCTGTTTGTAGCCATCTGTTGCGTATAGTCACACCATCATCATCTTGATCTTCTATGACTCGTAAGGCTAAGACTTCATCAAAAAAATATGTGATAGATTGTCCTAGTTTTGTACCTACCATTTTTGGTTCAAACATCATTACGTTGTCGACGTTTTGTTTTTCCATCTTAGAAACAAACACAACATTCATATGTAAATCTCTAAATGAACGCATGACGTTAGTAACTGACTCTTGGACATTACCGTATGCCATACGTGGGTCCTTATGCTTTTCTTTCTCTTGCTGCAACAAGATTTCAGACATCTCAGATATAGAGTCGAGGCATACAGTATCATAGCTCAACTCTCCCTGTCTAAGCATTTGGTATATCTCCATAATCTCTGAAGCTTGTTTCACTTGGATAACATCAATATCAGTACGGTCCTTAACTGACAATAAGCCAGACTCCATATCGATAACTAATATTTTGCCAGGTGCGGTTGCACAGAGCGTAGTCTTACCAGCGCCAGCTGCGCCGTAGATTAGAATCTTTGCACCCTGATCATCTACTAGATCACTAGGGTTCATAATTCTATCTTTTATAGATATTTTTTCTTGGTTATTCATAACTCTTCTCCGTTAGTTATTGCAATATCTTATTACATAAATTACCATAAGTAAATTATTTAATTTCGGATTTGTAGATTGAAAGAAAATTTAACATGGTTAGCTAACTACTATTTTAGAAATCTAGTATTATCTAGAAAAGCTTTAAAATTTTTAGAAAATATTAATGTAAATCCTAAATATAAGGAGAGAGAAGTGGAAAGGTACACATTAAAACAATATATAGAATTTATCGGAATGGAAGATGCAGCCGATAAATTTGAATGTTCTATTGCATCAGTTAAAGCTTGGAGATATGGCTATCGTGAACCCTCAGTTCATCAAGCCAGAAAAATTATAAAAGCCTCAAATGGAAGATTAGATTTCGAATCCATTTATGGTAATCTTGATAGCATTTTAACTGATAGTGTTCAATCTTAATTTAACAGATGACGAAAAATCAGTTGACCTTGCGTTAGCTTACTACGACGAGGGGTTATCTGTAGTGCCGTTACTACGACAAAGCAAAAAACCACCAGCGTTCTTGGGTGGGTGGCATCAATATAAAACTGAAAGACCAGACAGAAATACCGTTGAATCCTGGTTTAAAAATCGTGATGATTTAGTGGTAGCCTTAATATGTGGTGAGTTTTTAGTTGTAGATGCAGACACTCCTGAAGCTATGTCTTGGGTTGAAACAAACCTACCTACAAGTCCTTTCAAAGTCATTACTGGTAAGGGTATGCACTATTACTACAACAATCCACAAAACTATACAACCTTTGCCACAAAACGTATGAACGACACACCAATAGAACGGCATATCGACATACGAGGCGAAGGCGGTCTGATTATTGCTCCTTACAACAAACATGCAAATGGCACCATATACAAGCCAGTTACTATCGCCGAGTGGGATATTTATGATGTTAACGATTTGCCTGACTTTACAGAAACCGAGTGGGTACAAATTACCGGCAACAAAAAACAAAATGGCTCCAGTCCTACTGCACCAATATCTTTGAATGGTGTTAATGAAGGATCACGTAATGATCAAGCAGCGAGGCTTGCTGGTTACTTAATATCTAAAAATATTAATATAGATTTTTGTAAATTTTTCTTACAATCTTGGAACTCACAAAACCAACCACCACTACCAAACAACGAGGTAATATCAGTCGTAGAAAATGTTAAAAAAACACATGACAGAAAAAATCAAAGAGCACCCTTGTTTGTAAATTCTTACGAAAAAATTGATCCACCAAAAGACCTACTAAAACCACCAGGTATTTTAAAAGAAATGTGTGATTTTTGTGAAGAGATAGCACAAGTAAGTCAACCTGAATTGTCAGTTATCGCAGCTCTTTCATTAGTAAGCGTTACATGTGGTCGCCTCTACCGAACAAATATGAATAATTTTTCATCATTATATTTTATGGGTATTGCTAAATCAGGACAGGGTAAAGAAAACATAAAATCATTTGTAGAATCTATTTTAAACATGTCTAATTTTTCTGATTTGGTTGTGGGGGACGGCTACACCTCGTCGGGGGCCGTCCACTCTATTTTAAAGTATAGGCCAACCCAAATTACTATTATGGATGAGTTTGGTAAAAGATTAGAGGCTATAGGTTCACAACAAAACACTAATCGAGAAGATGGTATTCAAACACTTATGGAAGCTTTTT